TATCCTTTAGTCCAGGCACTTCTCAGAATGGGGGTATCTATACATTAAAGCTACTAAGCAATAACTCACTACTAGTAGCGGGAGCGTTCACCTCATACTCCGGATCAACTGCTAATCGTTTAGTTAAAATAAACTCAAACGGATCTAGAGACAATTCATTTGTAGTAGGCAATGGACCAAGTGGTTGGGGATCTCTTTCTGTAGGAGCTATTAGTTTAGATAAAAATAGCAAACCATACATAGCTAGCAACTTCACAACATACAGCGGATCCTATGTTGGCTACATAGCTAAACTTAACGTATCTGCAAGCCTGGATACAACTCTCAATACTGGTACTTTAGCATTTAACGGTACTGGCACTGGATTTAATACACTACCGTACGCTATATTAAACTTAATAACATAAAACACATGAAACTAACACTAAAACAATTTGCTTTTGAAAAGCGTATTACGGCAATTGATGTAGTTGATGGTTACGACTTAATTATAAATGTATATGTAGATGGAGCATGCTACGGCCTAAACACTGATCTGTCAAACGTGCCTGGTGGAACACCGTTGACTACTCGAGAAGACTTTGTCGTAAACGGAGACCTCTTGTCAATAGACAGCGTTTCTATTGATATGAGTAAAACTGAAATGCTAGGATAGACGTTCAACGATTGGGCTTAATATTTAAGGTTACAGCAGGTACTAGCATATTTATTATTACAAAAACAACGTTATGAGCACAGTAAAGTTTACAGAAGACGAACTACAAAACATTAGAGCTATACAGGAAGAGTATAGCATGATTGGAATACAGCTAGTACAGTTGAAACTAGCCAGAAAATCAAGTGAGGAGTATCTTGCAGCTTTGGAGCAAGAAGAGCAACGAATTGTTGAACAAATAGAAGGCATTAGCACCAAAGAAAAACAACTCACAGAGGCTCTCAACGAAAAGTATGGTATTGGTTCGTTAGATATGACTACCGGAGAATTTACTCCAAATAGTTAAAAAATTATTTAGGTTTCGGGTTATAGAAGGTATATTTATTTAAGAAAACAAAATAACAACGAAACAACATGGCAGAAAAAATTGTTAGTCCAGGAGTCTTCACAAACGAAAAGGACTTATCTTTCTTACCAGCAGGAATTGCAGCAATCGGTGCAGCTATTATTGGTCCAACCAAAAAAGGGCCTGCTTTTGTTCCAACTGTAATTGAAAACTTTGATGAGTTTATTGCTCAGTTTGGTGGTTTAAGCGAAAGCACATACGTACCTTATGCAGTAAAAAGCTACTTGAATGCAGCTAGCACTGTGACTGTTGTGCGTGTATTACAAGAAGGTGGATACAACGCAAAAGCAGTTCATATTATACACACCACAGGATCTACTAGCAAACTAGTTGGTGTAATTTTACCAACTAAGAACACTGCAAACGGTGCTTCTACTGGTAATGGATTTGATGCGTCTATTTTTACTGCATTTAACAATCAATCAGTAACTGGATCATTCGGATTTACTTTATCTGGTTCGGGAGTAACAGCACAAGCTCTTACTGCATCAGCAAACCCAAATAATGTAAGTAACTTTGAAAACGTACTCGGTATATCACCACAAGGAGGCAAGAAGGGGTATATGTATGTGTGGTTTGACAACTACCTAAAAACAACTCCAGGACTAAGTGGGTCTGTTTCTTTTCAAACTGGATCAACAGCAGCTTTTGTAGACTACTCCAGCTCTAATGCAGGTAATGCACTAAACGCATCGACACCGTACATTACATCACAAATCATTGGTGGTGCTAAATTGGATCTATTCAAGATTAACACAATCGCTGATGGTACCGACACAAATACCTCAGTTAAAGTTAGTATCATCAATACTACCTTACCTGGTGGAAACCCGGCTAGTGATTACGGATCATTCATACTCTTAGTGCGTGATTTTGCAGATACAGATCAGCGTCCAGTTGTACTAGAGTCATATGCAAACTTGAACCTAGATCCAGACTCATCAAACTACATTGCTCGCAGAATCGGTGACAGATACAGAACAGTATCTAGCGCTGGCGTAGTTACTGTAAATGGTGATTACGATAATATTTCACAATACATATACGTAGAGTGTGTTGATGACGTGAAAAACAAAGCAATCTCTCCTAATGTTAAGCCATTTGGATACGATGCTTACGTTCAACCAATATCATCATCATACAGCTTCCCAACTGCTTCGTTTGTTAAGCAATTTACAGAAATCAACGGAGCATACAACAAAAAAGCGTACTACGGACACAACTTCGCTACTACAGCAGATAACAATAACTTCTTGTTACCACTTGCACACGGAACTGTGCAGATGGCTAATAACGATTTCAATTTAGATGAATGCTTTATACACCCAAGCGCTTCTGCAGTAGATGACAACTCATCGTTCACAGGAGGAGCAAGCATCTCAGGATCTATTTTTGCAGGTGTTGATATCTCCAACATCTTGAAGTTTACAGTTGGATTCCAAGGAGGATTCGACGGAGATGATCCAGCAGTAGTTAAAAACGTAGGTGCAAACATCACAGCAACTAACGTATTTGGTTTGAATTGTGCAACTGCAGCAGATAACGGGTCTGTAGCTTACATTAAAGCACTTAACACTATTGCAAACTCTGACGAGATTGATGTTAATCTAATCGTTACCCCAGGTATCAACGTAACAGATCACTCAGCTGTAATCAATAAAGTAATTGAAGTAGCTGAAGATCGTGGAGATGCTTTTGCAATTGTTGATCCAGTAACTTACGGAAACTCATTAGGAGCTGCTGTTAATGCAATCACACAAGCTGGCTTAGATACAAACTATGCAGCTGCTTACTGGCCATGGGTAAAAATCCTTGATACTGACAAAAACAAACCAGTATGGGTTCCACCATCAGCAGTATTGCCACGAGTGTTTGCTAACACAGATAATGTAGCTTACGAGTGGTTTGCACCAGCAGGACTAAACAGAGGAGGTCTACGAGAAGTGATCGATGTTGAAAGGAAACTAGCGCAAGCTGATCGTGATGACCTTTACGAGAATAGAATCAATGCAATCGCAACATTCCCTAACCAAGGAGTATGTGTGTGGGGTCAAAAAACCTTACAAGCTGCACCAAGTGCGTTAGATAGAATCAACGTAAGAAGATTGTTAATTGCATTGAAGAAATTTATTGCAAGCTCTTCAAGATACTTAGTGTTTGAGAACAACACAACTGAAACACGTCAAAGATTCTTGAACATTGTAACACCTTACTTGGAAACTGTAAAATCTCGTCAAGGATTGTATGCTTACCGAGTAATCATGGATGAAACAAACAACACTCCTGATGTAATCGATAGAAACGAAATGTACGGACAAATTTATATCCAGCCTGCAAAAGCTGCTGAATTTATCGTACTAGACTTCAACATCCTACCAACTGGAGCAACTTTTGAAAACGCTTAATACTTATTAGAAAAGAGATATGGCAAACTTAATTGAAAACGACAAAATATTCTACACCAACTACGAACCAAAGGTACAGAATAGATTTATACTAGAAATTGATGGGATTCCATCATTCTTATGCAAAAAAGTATCTCGTCCTCAGTTGGAGTGTGGTGAGGTTGTGTTAGATCACATCAACATCATTCGTAAGATGAAAGGAAAGTGTAAGTGGGGTGATATCACAATTACAATGTACGATTCAATCGTGCCTTCTGGAGCTCAAGCTGTAATGGAGTGGGTAAGAACAGCACACGAGTCAGTAACAGGTCGTGATGGATACGCAGACTTCTACAAGAGAAACTTCGATATCTTCGTACTAGGTCCAGTAGGAGATAAGATTGAAAACTGGAAGATTTGGGGTGCTTACATTAAGACAGCTCAATTTGGAGACATGGATTGGTCTACTGAAACACCAGTTGAAATCTCATTAACACTTGGTATCGATTACGCAGTACTTGAATACTAAAAACTAACAAACAACAAAATAAAGCCAACCGTAAAAAGTTGGCTTTTTCTTTTCCATGTATATTTATAAGGGAATTAAAAGTTACTAATTAATATCTATCTATGAGCAAAGTTGTAAACGATGACTATCCAGGTCAAGCCCCTATCTCAGATGCTGCCCTAAAACAAATGGTGTTAGACAACCACGTCAACACAGGCACTCCAGATCAATTTACTAATGGTGAATCTAATAACGTTCCTACTGAAGTAATTCAGTTACCGAGTAAAGGACGGTTCTATCCAGAAGGACATCCACTAAGATCCGGTACTATTGAAATGAAGTACATGACTGCAAAGGAAGAAGATATCCTAGCATCTCAAAACCTCATTAAGCAGGGTGTTGTAATTGACAAACTATTACAGTCTCTAATTGTCACTAGAATCAATTACAACGATCTATTGACTGTTGACAAAAATGCTGTGTTTATTGCAGCTCGTATATTAGCTTATGGTCCAGAGTATACCGTAGAGATTGCATGCCCTAACTGTGGTGAAAAATCCAAACACACTATAGACTTACAGCAGTTTTCTGAAAAAGCAATTGATTGGTCAAACTTTGTAGAAGGCGAAATAAACCACAAATTTATATTACCGGTTTCTAAAAACGAGTTGACACTCAAGATGCTTACTCACGGTGATGAGAGAAAAATTGAAGAAGCAGCAAAGGTCTACAAAAAAGCAGCTAAAACTCTTGGAGTTGATCGAGAATTATCAACAAGACTGAAGCAGGTAATTGTCGCAGTAGATGGCAACGAGGACAGAGCACACATTAACAAGTTTGTTGATAATATGTTTTCACGAGACTCTTTGGCACTAAGAAACCACCTAAAACAAGTTACACCAGACATCGATACTACATTCAACTATGAATGTCCAGCATGTGGTCACGAAATGCCAAACATGCAGTTACCTATCGATGTAGGGTTTTTTTGGCCTGGGGTCTGATTACAAGGCCCACCTATACGATCAACTATTTGACCTTATGTATTATGGAAAAATGGGCTGGTCATGGACAGAACTCTATTCCTTGCCAACGCATGTCAGAAACTACTATTATAGAAAACTAGCTGATATTAGGGAAAAAGAGAATAACGCGGAAAAAGCAGAAGCTGATAAGATAAGATCAGCTGCATCCCGCCGAAGATAGTATAAGCCAGTATTTTACTGGCTTTTCTTGTTACTAAACTATTTATACAAAAGCCACTATATGAATCCAAATGAGTACATACTAAGAGAGGCAATTCGCCTTTACGCACAAAAGCTCCGTAAAGAAAACGCACAAGCAGACGCTGAGTGGATGGTAGATAAAATTGCTACCGCTTTGGATGCTGCTACCAATAAAGATAAGGATTATCAGTATGCTGCAGTCTTAGATAGCGAGGAGTTTGCACAACTTGCTCAAGATATAAAAAAACAAAAACAAGACGAAGCACTACTAAAAGAGACTTTTTTTGATTGGTTGGCTGGAGGTGTAGAAAAGTATGGTCGAGGTATTATAGACAGAAGAGCTGGATACTTGACTCAAGCAATGAAATCCGATCCTAAGCTAGCTCAGATGGCTAAGAACGCTGGCCTAAGTGCTAAGGACTTTGAAAGCAAAATGTACTCTATAATGCAGAGTGATAACAAGTTCCTAAAAGCACTAGCTACACAAAGATTTAGACGGTAGTAGATGTCAGAGGATAAAAATAAAAACGAAGCTTCTAAGAAGGCAATTGCCGAGCAGAAAGCGAGGATTCAAGCTGAGAAAGAGTTTGGTCAAAGCTTAACCTATGCCCAAGAGGGTCTAATGGAGCAGGTCAAAGCCCTCAAAGCTCAACAAGGTCTTGTAGAAGGACTGATTCGTAGTAGCAAGAAACTAAACGACTCAACCAAACAAAATGCTGAACTAAAGAATGATCTAACAACCTTATACCGTGCAGAGCTGCAGACAGCTAACGACGTAGTGCTCAAGAGAGCAATGGTTAGTACTAAACTTCAAGGGGAATACGCTCAGTATCTGGCTCAGTATATGATTCAGCATAAGGGGAATAAGGAGATGATGAAAAGGCTGCCCGAGTTAGTAAATGAGCTCAAAAAAAGACAAGAGCTTAATAAAAAACTTGAAGAGGAACGTGACCTATACGAAGACATAGCAGCAAAGACTTTAGAAATTCGAAACGAAGCTGAAGCTTATAAACAAAGCTTAAAAAAAATAGTAGGTACCGCTGCAGAGATTGCAAAAGATCCAAAAACATTAGGGGCCTTTGCTTTGAGCGAAGGAATAAAGGCGGTAGGTAAATTTAACGAAGGATTTGAAGAACTACGCCATCAAGGTCTAACAGCCGGTCAAGCTATTGAAGGAAAATTCAAGACAATGACATTAAGCTCAATGATGGGGTTGTCAGACACAGAAGGAGCTTTAAAGGGTTTTGTGGCTGAGTATGGAAACATAAACGCAGTTAGCAAGGAAACATTGGATAGTGTAGGGCACATGGCTCATGAATTTGGCATAACCGGTGAGGCAGCAGCCAAGCTCCATGCAGAGATGTCTAAAATGCCCGGTGAGACTGAGGAAACAGCTACAGCTGCAATGAAACACACCTTTGAGCTTGCAAAGAGCAAAGGACTATCTGCGCAAATGATACAGCAAGACTTAGCTGAGAATACTACAGAAATGGCTCGTGCTGCAGGAAAAGGAGCTGAGGCATTTGGCAAAAGCGCAATTAAGTTGCGAGAAATGGGAACCACCATGGCAACTATGAGCAAGGTTGCTGATGGATTGTTAGATTACGAAAGCAGTATGGCTGCTCAAATGGAGGCATCCGTAGTACTCGGTAAAGAAATAAACCTCGACAAAGCAAGACAGCTAGCCCTAAACAATGATATGGAAGGGTTAGGTGCGGAGATGCTCAAACAAGTG